GGCATCACCCGAGAAGTCACCCGCGGCATCACCCGAGAAGTCACCCGACACGCCCGAGAAGTCACCAGAGAAGTCACCCGACACACCAGCGGCATCACCCGAGAAGTCACCCGCGGCATCACCTGAGAAGTCACCTGAGAAGTCACCTGCGGCATCCCCCGATGCACCAGCGGCATCACCCGCGGCATCCCCCGAGAAGTCACCCGACACACCTGCGGCATCACCTGTGGAATCTGAAGCGGAAGAGGATGAAGTGGATGAAGAGGACGGATTCGTTCGTGAAGCAGCCGACACAACACTCGCGGTAACACGACTCCCGAGGATCCATTCCCAGATACGAGCGATTACATCCATCGCCGATATGCGCGAAAAGACTACGGAAGCACGCATGTCCCACGAAGAAGATATACTGAATCCTCAGAAGAAACGTCTACTTGAGTTGTATGAGTGGTATTCGTACATCCGTGAGATGGGAGAGTCTGCAAAAGAGGACCCCCCAACACCAGACAAAGAAGACAACGTGGAATCTCAAGACGGAACGGGCCGTAAGCCACTCTACGCCGGCGGGTTTCCAACTAGTGAAAACCCATCGTTCCAGGGGGATATCACCAAAAAAGCGGAGTTCTGGGCATACCGAGAAGATTCTATCGTCGCTGGAATACTGGACCGGTTGAACGAAAAAGATACCGCCACGCGAACCTCGTCTCAAAAGAAGTTCCGTCTCCAGTCGCACCAGCGGTTTATACCGAGATTCCTGTCAAAAGACACCCCATACAACGAGATACTGTTATACCACGGTGTTGGAACAGGTAAAACGTGTACCGCGGTACAGATCGCAGAAATGTACCTACAGGAAACCGGCGGAGAACGCCGTCCGATTATTATCGCACCTGTTTCGGTACAGGGGGGGTTCAAGAATGAGATTTTCAGTGCTACCCCGCGCTCAGGCGTTCTATCGCAACAATGTACCGGTGATTCCTATCTAACCGCGGTATCATACACGCCCGAGATGAGACTTCAGAGTGCTCTCCGTAGGATCCAGTCCTTGATTCGGATTCGGTATGACTTCCACGGATACAGGGGATTTGAGCTGTTCTTCGAGAGAGCAATCTTAAAAAAGGCAAAGAAGGCATATCCGGAAGACATCGCCGCACAGAGTAAGGAAATCATCAATGGTATTGAGAGAGTGTTTGGAGACCGTCTTCTGATTATCGACGAGGTCCATAACATACGAGACCCTGCGAATCACAAGAAGATCCGCCATTATCTGGACCTGATTGCGAGATACGCTCCGGATACCAAGATGATTCCAATGACCGCTACCCCTATGTACAACACGGATGATGAGATTATTACCATCTTGAATATCTTGCGCGTGAACCGGGGCCTCCCACCGATCCCCCGCGAGCTCGTGTTCGACGACAAGGCGGGCCTGATCGAACCGATGGGCGAGCGCCTTCTCGCAATCGCCGCGAATGGATTCGTGAGTTATCTCCGTGGTGAAAATCCAATAGACTTTCCTGCTAGAATAGACCCCTACGAGCGAATCCTAGAGGGGAGACCCCCTAGACCGACGCGAACCGAAAAGGGGGAGGAGATTGACCCACACCCCTTCCCTGACCATCGGGATATTCTCCCCATCGTGCGTGTACCTCTTCGCGAAGGGACCGTGATAGGAGATGCGTATATGGAAAAAATGAGATATCTCGGCGAAGGAGAACGGAAACTCATCGCCGCGGGAACATCCATCTCACTTGTTCAACAGGGTGTCGTAACATTCCCGGGGGGGGAATCAGGAAAGGACGCATTCAGAGACACGTTTGACGAGGTAAAGGACGAGCGGAAACGAAAGCGTGGGCTGTTTACGGCCAAGAAGGGTGAGGGAATCGTAGACGGTGGGGCATTTTTCTTGGATGCCGACCGGTCTGAGGCGTACGCTCCCAAGATCAAAGAAGCAACTGCAATGGCTCTGCGGGCAAAGGGGATTGTACTCATCTTTACGGAAAACATCTACGGGTCGGCGATTCCGGTTGCGATGGCACTCGAGCGCCAGGGAGCAACACGATATGGAGAGGCACCGCTCCTCCAGTCCTCCAAGGATATGAACCCTCCGGTGCCACCAACCGGTGTAAAATACACGCTACTAACCGCGGAACCGTCTCTTACGAAAAATCTGGAGAAGACACTCCGGATATTAAATGCGAAAGATAACATCAACGGAGAGAAGATAAAGATCGTGATTGCGACCCGTGCGGTGAGTGAGGGTGTAAACTTCCAGAACATCCGCGAAGTCCACATGATGGATTCATACTATCACATGTCATTGATCGACCAGGTAGTCGGTCGGGCTATCCGATTCCGCTCTCACGACAGCCTCCCGCGGAAGGAGCGCAATGTAACCGTCTATACGTGGTGCGTGTCTTGGGGCGAAGACCATCCAAGATATGGCACAGAGACACTGGATGAAGAAATGTACAGGCTCGCGGAAACCAAATCGGTTCGCATCGGAAGAGTATCTAGGGTCTTAAAACAGGTCGCAGTTGACTGTCACATGATGTTACCGAAGAATGACCGTTCAGGGGAACATTATACGGGAACGCTTACGATCGAAGACGCACAAGGCAACACGCGTGGGCACACGTTCCAGGATACGGCTGGTTCCAGAGAGTGTGACTACGAGACCGATTGCGCGATACGATGCGCGGTCCCGCTCACGGATGAGGAAAAGGGGCGCAGCCTGGCTACGCAGTTCCTTGCGGGGGGGTCTGGATCGGAAACCGAGATACAAGCGGTTGTACGAGATGTTATGACTCGAAAGAAAATAACGACTCTTCCCGACCTGCTGATGACCGTTCGGTCAGAGATACCTGGAACCAGAACATCTCTGATTCGGAATACGCTTGCGACTATGATACGAACAGGCACGAGGATACTCCTCCCCGACGGAGGTGTCGCAACACTCGAATATAGGAAAAAAGGTTCGGGTGAGATCATCGCGCTTGGACCATCAGAGGTATCTGACTCCTACGCAACATACGCCCAGAGGATATCTCGTATCCCCCGGAAAGCGATTGGGTACTGGGGGAGCAGCTATACGAAATCTAAACCAGCAGCGTCAGCAGCATCAGCAGGTGAAGCGGATGCGGATTCAAAAGAACCCGAGGAGGAAGACGATGGTGGGGGGGATGATTATGAAGCGGTTTACCAGTCCTTCCTGGAAGATTTCAGCATCGCCTGGGGACGAGCATCTGGTGCTGATGGTGCCGCCGATACGAGAACACTCCGGACCATCACACTGCGGTACAACACGTACATGAAGGAAGATACGTCACGAATTCAAAAACTACTCGCGGGTGCAAAACTGAAGAAGATACCGAAGCATACCGCGAAAGAAGATTATTTGGTGTATGCCCGAAGGCTCGCCGCGTTTGCCGAGGATAAGGGTGTTGATGTGGGGTTCATTGAAACCGCCCCGTACAGGGTTGGGTATATTGGTAAATCAGTGGGCCTGCTTCGTGAACACATCCGTGGTATCAAGGATTCTATGTGGGCCGGTATCGTTGCTGAAAATATTGAGACAGAAGATACCACAAAAGACATACGATACCCATACATGGCCGAGTCAAACTATCGCAGAGAGATTCTTCTCCGAATCGCGAGAAGTGCGAGCGGAGCGGCTTCGGGAGACGCACCCCTCCCGGGTCCGTTTACTCGCACCGAGGTTGAAGCAATCCTATTTGAAACATACAGAGAAACAAAGGAGATAGTTCCTGCGGGAATACGCTTTGCTGATGGAGAACTACACGTTATAACAATGAACAGTTCTGGAAACATTGACACGCTGAAGGCACCTGATGGCACCATTGTGCGGGAGGGTATGAAACCATCCAAGGTTACGCTGCGACCCGGGCTGCACAGCTACAGAGCGCAGCCAACCAGCCAGAGTAATGTACCTCCAGATATGCCAAGGGGTATCATACTGTACTTTGTACAGGACTTCATGGAAGCCACGTTCGGAAAAACGACGACAAAGACAATGGCAAAGGGAATCATGTGCCGGGGAAACACGCACCCTAATCGGTTTAAGAGCATTGCTGGATACCTTTCTGCGTATCTTGAGTCTGTGCGTTCAGACATCGTGCTCAGCGAAGAGTTCAAGAAGAGCATCCTTCCGAAAGACAGGGGGGGTAACGGGGTGGAGATTCTCCGGCGCAATCACTTCATGTCGTGTGCGACAATGGAAGCACTCACGCGTCACATGAAAACATACAGACCACCATACAATAGTGGGAGTGTTCGTCCGAAATGAATTGACCCACCGTGGGCATAATCCATCGTGATGAATACATTCAACAATGCGACACACGATTTCCGGAGAAATTTCCGTGCGATACTATATTGGCGACACGAATCCTAAAATCTTGAATCGGCTAGCCGACGAGATTGAGGGAATATGTGGGTCCGATGGATACATCTTACCTGGAACGACGCGCTTTATAAGCCGCAGCACACCGTTTCTTGACAGGAATGAGAACGGAGGCATTACACGTGTGCTGGTTCGGTATGAGGCGGATGTGATTCGTATGAACAACGGTGATATCATTGAGGTCTCTGTAGACAACGTGAACCGCCTCGGTGCGATGACGACGTATTCACAAGATGACAACGTTGTGGCATCAGTGCTGCTTCCCAATGACCTCCAAGACGATGGCATCCCGGAGAAGCTCTTCCACGGGGACCACGTGATCCGTATCAGGGTTCTTGATTTCCGGTTTGGTGTCGGATGGGATAAGATCACGGCTGTTGGAAAGGCGGTTGATTTCGCGGGTGACGAGATTTCCAGAATTACCGAGGAAATAACGATCGGTGGAGATGAGGCGACATCATCAGGAGAGTGGTAGTGATACACACATCGTACTAATACATAGGGTCTGATATCTTACAAGTAATGCCGCGTGGATTTCCCATAAAGAAGATGAAGGATATACAGAAGAAACTACAGAGTATGGACGATGACAACCAGAAGGTAGTTATGCACATCATCCTAGAAGACAACATCATGTACACGGAGAACACCAATGGTGTATTTTTTGACCTGATGACGCTTGAAAAGGAATCGCTTGAAAAAATCCTAAAACTGATTGAGTTCTGCGATAGCTGCGATGAATACCTTAAAAAGAGGGATACCGAACAGACGAGCATCCAGATGGATATGAATGAGCGCGTTGTTGAGAACGCGAGGTCGTAAATTGACACGATTCTAAGTGGTTCTTCTCGTATGAATATCATACATCAAGAACACATGGCCACGAATCGGATCCCATCACACAAGGTCGCGGATATTGTAGCGGCGGCTACGCGTAGCATAGGGAAGGTAAGCGATGGTATTCTCGTCAAGATACCCCGTCATTTGCTATCTCCGATTATGCGCGAATCTGAGCGTGCCGCTGAGCCAGAAACGAACGACAGGTTCTACGTAGACGAAACCAATATGACGGAGCGGAGGTTCCTACAGGATGCAACCACGGAGTTTGAGACAATACGAGACATCGACCCATTCGCGGGGGCTCATCTGCACCCCCTTCTCGTGGATTGTATGCTTGCGCACCCAATGATCCAGTCTACGATGTCAACGATTCAGACATCTCGGTTTCTGTCGGGAAACCAGGGGAGCACCACCACTCTACTCGACATAGCACCACTTCTTCACGCGGAGGCATCGTTTGAACCCGGGAGAACCCGATACCTTAAAGAGCACCCAGATGAGTTGATAACCAAAGATGCGGTGAGCTCATTGGTTGAACCGTCGGCAGATGAACACACACAGGCAAGATGCCTAGCATTCCTGATTGGTCAGCCAGTGGTGTTTGAAGATGAGTCGGGGTCGGTACGAACCCTAGGACCATCTCCGACATTGGGTGACGCGACGGTCTACTGGGTGCGCAGCGTAGTGGATGGATTCCTTGGGATTACAATGACAGCCGATGAGGCGGAGCAGCGGTTTAAGGACTCGTCTCTGACGAGGTATAACCCGGACCCGTGTCTGAACGGGTCGCCATTGCTTCGCGATAGGCGACTGCGTGTCGCACATCTTCGGGAAGCGTATGCTTCATTTGGGGAGGATGTTCCTAAAAAAATCAAGAAGGCCGAACTCGCGCTATATATCTCAGAGAGGTGTATCTGGGGGATTCACATCCAAGCACTCACATCCGCACTGGCGTGAGTTCTATGAACCAATATGGTCGGAGTGAATTGATACGTCCTTATAGGAACAGGTGTTTTTTCAATAGTCATAGATGTCAAGCAGCAGTGTTCTTGCCCTAACAGACCTCTTCGCGTCTAGCGAAGAGGCTAAGCAGACGAATAAGCGCATGAATGCGATGATCGAACGCGTTCTCAAGGAGAAGGACCGGGGTGCTAGCAGCGGCACACCCGAGTTGGAGGCAATCCTACACGGATTTACGGGTCATAAAAAGCAAGATGTAACGATGACCCAGTACCAGCGTCTCCTCGGATTTCTGAAAGCCCGTGCCGCACGCGAGTCAGACGGAGAGGATGTATACATGAACATCCAGCCGCACGGCGGAAGGTCTATTCGTGCAACAATCACGGGAGATTCTGCGGTAAAGGATTACTGCGAAACAGACCAGCTCTCTGAGGATGCGACGTATACAGAAAAAACGTTCATGTCTCAGCGTGGTAAAGGAAGCGACCGGTCACAGTCCAAAGAATCCCTCACAGATACCTCGCTTGGATATCGTGTAAACCTGAAGAGAGAAACCAGCGTAGATAGTGTGGACGTGGCTGTTCGCGAGATTCTCCGCGGATGGGACCGTTCCCGTAAAACGTACCGCGTGATCCAGCGCGAATCATTCTCCCTTGGTGCGTTCCGAGTGGATTGTTCCAGGGTGCGCCAGGCAAACGGAAGAACCCTGGAAGATTCAGGGGTCCTAGATGTTCCCGTGGCGTATGAGATTGAGATTGAGCTGATGAATGACCGGATCATTCCCGGTATGACAAAGACGAACCTCACGCGTCAGTTTCTCAAGGTGATTATGCGAACGCTACAGGTGCTTCGTGGGTCGTGGTTCCTGATGTCTGATTCGCTTCGCAGTAATGCTCTGCGCGAATACGCGAGTCTTACAAAACAGACGCCTCCGTCAACGGGTCGTGACGGGAGAGAGAGACTTCCCATCTTTGTTGGACCGATGCCCATCACACTGGAACGCTCAATGATTCCACGTGTTCGTTCAGGTGAGTATACGGTGACCCAGAAGGCCGATGGTGAACGCGCGTTTATGATGATCGACTCCACGGGCCAAACATCCTTTATATATCGGACAATGGACGTAGAGTCCACTGGATTACAAATCACCGATACATCGGTTCACAAGTCCATACTCGACGGAGAGATTATCACTCGCGGCGCCGACGGGTCACCGATTCATCCCCCTATGTACCTTGTATTTGACTGTTATATGCTGAACGGAGAGGTCGTGACAGGCCTCCCCTTGGTTGCCAGTGAGGACGAGAAAACCGGAGACAAGATTGCCTCACGCACCGAAGCGGGCGAATCCGTGGTTAGTGTTATCGGTACCCCGGGGTCTTACAAGGTCCGCTGGGGCGATGACAGGCACGCGGTTCGGGTAGCGATGAAGCCCTTTGTTCGTATCCCGGAAATCAACACCGCAGAATCACGGGAGGACGCCAACGAGAAAATCAGTGAACTGATGGGTTCTACGGTTCCATACGAGACAGATGGGCTTGTCTTTACGCCTGCTACCGAACCGGTTCGTGGGTACCGGGGCAAGGATTCACTTGTACAGATACGAGGAACGTGGTCATCGGTGATGAAGTGGAAGACCCCGAAGGACAACACGGTAGATTTCCTCCTGCGGCTTTCTAAATCGGGCAGTGGTGTGTCTCTCGCTATGGGGTCGGGAAGGGTTCGGGAGGGACGCCTGTACGTCCTTGGGGACGCATACACAGACGATATCCTATTCGACCTGCAGGATGCTCCCGATGATGAACTCCGGCGCAGGATACGGGAGAGTGAGAATCAGGCGGTTCCTTTCCAGAGAGGAACCAGTCGTATACAGCTGGAAACCACGGCAGAGGGTGTGATTCACGCAAAGTCTGGAGAGATGGTACTGGATGATATGATCGTAGAGTGCGCGTGGGACCCCGACCTGGTGAGTGTTGCGGATGAAACCAAGGGTGGGTGGGTGATTCGTAATGTACGATGGGACAAGACGGCTACGTACCGGCGAAGCGGAGACCCCCGGGGCACTATGAACGCGGAGCGAACCGCTGCGAGTGTCTGGGTAACCGCGGTGGAAGACCCGGTTCGGATCGAGGATGTCTGGGCAGATGATTCGTGGTACGACGACGAGCCAGATGGAGGTGGTGAAGACACCCGTGAGGGATATTTCAATCGGAGAGGAAGCAGGAGTGATTCACTCCTGGCGAGGATGACTGATTTCCATAACCTGGTTGTGAAGGCATTGCTTATCAGTCCAAAAGACGAACGAAAGACCCGCGATTCGGTGTACGTGGATATCGCGTGTGGTCAGGGTGGTGATATCCCACGATTCCAGGCAACCGGTGCGTCATTTGTGTTTGGTATGGATGTAGAGGCGGATAACCTCCTGAACCGCGAAAGGGGTGCTATCAAGCGATACATCACCCGACGCATGGATATGGTCAGTGGAAAACGGCGCACGAAATACTCATCGGGGCGTATTGTGCCGATGCGGTTTGCTCTCGCGGATTGTGGGAAGGACCTGTTTGCAAGCGGCGACGATGTGTTCGCAGCAATCGGCGACAAGAGCAAGGAGATCATCCGCCGTACGATCGGCAGGGGCGATGGGAAGAAGAGAGTGGTTTCATCGGTTGCCGCGGCAAGAGCTGGAGACTACCGAGCGCTCACGATTGGCGCCGGTGCTGACCGCGTCACGTGTATGTTCGCGGTACACTACTTCTTCCGGGATACAACCACGGTGACAACCTTCTTCCGAAATGTAACACGGCTTCTGCGACCCAGGTCAAGCAGTGACTCGGCACCTCCTTGTTTCGTGGCGTGCTGCTTCGACGGTGACCGTGTGGAGGACCTGCTGCTAGAAGAAGGTGGCAGCGATAACACCGTGTCACGGTATGTGAAGACGGATGATGGTGTCAATAAGCTCGCGTGGAGTATCCGTGGTCAGTATGATATCGCGGAGGCAAGAGAGTCGGCATCCGCTTCGAGGGCCGGAAACGAGGGTCTGGGTCTGCGCATCTCGGTGTATATTGAGACTATCAACAAGGAACACGACGAGTACGTGGTGAGAGACTCGGAACTTCGTCGGCGTGCATCTGAGCACGGCCTGCGGGTCGCGACAGACGAGGAGGCCGATGCGCTCGGATTCAACCGGGGGTCTGGGTCCTTCGGGGAGATGTTTGAAGACGCCGAACGCAGTACACCAAAGGGAATCGGGAAGGCGCTCAAGATGCTAGACCACGAAAAAGACCTCAGTTTCTTGTACCGGTGGTTTGTGCTTGTCCCCGACTCCGACACCGAGTAGGTGAAGAGGCCTATGTTGTAACGGGGTAATGGTATTAGTGGAAAATGATGAACCCCGTTGTGTGCGTTGAACTTTTCAACGAGTTAAACTCGTTAAAGAGAAAGATTGATATTGAGCCAGAGCCGTGGGAATACAGGAAGCGAGCGATGAATCCATATGAATGCGTATTTTCATCGTCCAATCACCGAGGAGAATCCTACATAAATAACACAAGGCCCCCCGAAGATACAACCGGGTGGAGAACCATACAGTCCAAGAAAAACACGAGAACACGCCAGTCTATAACACCGGTGCCCATCCAAGTGTCTCTATCCGCAATCGTTCCAATCAGCAGGGCATATTTTAAGATGACAGAGTTATCACATACGATACGAAAGGACACGTGTCCGCGTTCCCGCGAACTGTTTTCAAATCCAGTGCGTGTGCTTCACCTTGCGGAATCCCCGGGTGGGTTTGTACAGTCCTGGAGATGGCATCGTGAGCAGGCGGGCCTGGTTGATGATACTACGTGTATTACGATTGAGAAACAACCGGGAAGAGACCCGTGGGAAAGGCTTCGGTCGACATCCAGGGGGTGGAAATCACCCCCAACGATGCTCACGGGTGACCTATTTGACCCGAGCATACAAGACGGTGTGACCCGTCGGTTTGTAGACGAGGGTGCATCACTTGTTACCGGAGACGGGGGGTTTGATTTTAGTATTGACTATTGTTCACAAGAAGAACAGGCAACACCACTCCTGGTGGCTGAGATGGTTGTGGGTCTCCGGTCGTTGAAGAAAGACGGTGCATTCATCCTGAAGGTGTTTGATGTGGTGACGCTCCCTATGCTACAGGTGCTGTGGGTGTTCTGGAAATGTTTCCGGTCGTTCAGGCTCGTAAAGCCACGTACCAGCCGCGCGTGTAACTCGGAGAAGTACATCGTCGCGAGGGGATTCAAGGGCCTTGATACGAACCTTCGCCAGTTCCTTCGACGGTGTGATGCGACCCTGTTTTCTGAGGTACGACCGATTCAAACCCTGTTTGAATCAGGGCCGAATGCCTCGTGGGATACAATGACACCTGAGTTTCGCAACGGCATTGTCAACGTAGAGAGACATATGAGACAACAGATTCAAACCATTCATCGAGCACTTCGCATTAATCCCAAAGAAAACGACGCTACCAGGAAAGCACGTGAAATACAGTCGATTCGCATCTCACGTCAGTGGTGTGAAGAGTTTGGCATACCAGTCAGTCCCACGCATACTATTTTCTACCACCCGTCTTTGGATAGATATATCTCTCTGCGAGAGTAATCCCCATATCCTTTTCCGCGGTGTCATCGTTCATATTGCCCCGTATAACCCGGACCCGCAGCCGGACCATTTCGCGCAACATATTCTGGTCTCTGGTATCCCAAAACTTGAACTTCTTTTCTTCGATCATCGCCCACAGGGTTGGGAGTTCGTGGTGTAGGTTCGGATAATCATCCTTTTGTGGAGAAGAACTCCTCGGAAGATTGAATAGCTTCTCAAGCTCCGCCTGTATGCACTCCATTCGGGTCATCGTATTCGTATCCCTGTCGTTCCGATTCGGATAAAAGTCCTTCATTGTCATACCGCTCAGGTCCTCTGCGCGAAGGCGTGTCGGTCTTACCGGTCGGCTCTTGTCTCCAGATGCCATTCTATACAGACATATACATATTAGGATAGTAGAGAAACGCATGGTAGACAATACAGTACTCGTCGGTAAAGTCATCCAGCGAAGTGCTGGTACACGTTCGGGAATGAAGAGGTTTCGTTCACAGGTGAACAAGAAGATGATACAGGCAAACTCCCACATCGCAAAAACGAATATGTTTAATACACCGGGTGGCGAGTCGTTTATCGTATCTGGCAGGATACCTGAACCAGCAGATGTCCTTCGTGTGACAGGTGGGGTGATTGGTGTGGTTGGGATAGGAATGGTAGTTGGCTTTTACACAAGACTGTAGATGGAACCAGTCACCGCCGAGTTGTACATTCCGCCACCAGCCGAGGTTGGCAAATCGATCCCATCCTGGGGGGCAATGTTCTTGTTTATTATACTCGTGTCGATGGGTGTAAAGGGTGGGTCTTCGGTAGCATCGGGCGATATTCCAAACCCCGGGATGATCGTAGACGCAGCAGGGAAGGCGGTGGTTGGTCGGGTAAATGTCCTGTTTGAAGACGTGGTAAAGGTTGGGGAGGAACTATCCGAGAGCATCGTGTCTATCCGGAGTTCACTCGTACAGGCCGCGCAGACGATGCGAACCTTTTTCACGATGGTCACGTCATTTGTTGTTTCATTTACGAAAATGCTCCAAGGGCTGATGGGAAGCGCTCTGAATATGGTCACCGTGATAAAGGGTCTCTTAAACAGCCTGTTTGATACGATGACGGTTTTGGTGTATACAATCAATACATCGATGAATCTAGTTGGCTCTGTGGATAATGGTCCCCCAGGAAGGGCGATGCGAACGATGATTGGGATTATAAACGCCTTCTAGCGTATCTCTAACCAGTTCAAAGAACCATATATCGTTGGGGTTTGGGTTACAGCACGAACGGCGAGCGTAATTATATCGCTTACTCCCCCAATTGTTCTCCCGATACCCTGTGCTCTGAGTATATCATCGGGTGTAAACGTGAGTTCTACAGGCCCCCTCTGAGGTAAAAAACCAGATGTAATCACGGTACCACCGCTGAGACTTTGGTTGTTCGTGTGGTAGCAGATTTGTGCGCTGGAGTTTGGATAGGGGGCATCCGTGAATGTGCCCGATAGTGTTGTTGGATTGAATATCAGCGTCCAGAATCCTTCACGAGTGTTTGAATCATTGATAAGGTCTATCTGCTGGATCTTGATCGTGGTGTTTATATCTGGGTACGAGTTTTGTAGACGCAACGAGATAATCGGCTCTGGCGTAGAACCTACCGAAAATCCACCACCCGGCTGATTTGTTCCAAAATGATTACCAAGCGAGTTAAACCCACCCTCTGATATGATCGTACCACATATCATACCCAGAGTCCCACCAGACCCGTCACTTTCTATCTCGTACCGGACCGGGAGTTTCGCGGTTGCAAAATAGGGAGCATCCAGTTCATTCTTGTGTGTAAACTTATGACACAGGCGATACTCACCTGAAACCACGCACCCAAGGCGAACCTGTCCAACACCCAGCCATTCTTGGTCCATTGTGTAAATCTGAGCCTTTTCAAAGCTGATATCGTCTAGGCTATCAACATTCCAATCGTCCTGGTACACCTTTGTGTCGGTACCATTGTCTCGTTCCGTTATAAAAACACCATTCGTGTCGTATCCGAACGCATATCCAAATGACCCATCAAAACTCCCAAGAAGAGATGTTCCTTCAAACCCCTCTGATGGTTTCAACACGCCGGTTAGATATACGAGTCGTGATTTCCCTGGTTGGTATAACACGTATTCGCGGCTCTGGATAATAACACGGTCTCCGTTACCCTGTACGTGTAGTAATGTTACTGAATCTTCGTTAGATATGCTCCCGTTTCCCGTGCGGGATATATCAAATCGTAGATCATTACTCAGGTCAATAGGATACACGCTCGTGAACTCAAACAGCGTGTGTGGGTTGGATACCCGCAAGCGACCAAAACCATCATAGTTGGTTTCCTTCGCCGTAGCCGTGACACCCCCCGATATTTCCACGGCATTTATCACGTTGACGTCTACTGTGTTTTTAATCTGGTCAACGGTTACATCCCCCGTTATCTCAACCGCGTTGTCCACCGTGACACCTCCCGATATCTCCACGGTTGGTATTCCAGAAATCGTTACCTTGTCTGGTCCCTGAATTGTCCCAGATATTTCAACTGCTCCCGATATCTCCACGGTTG